TTGGTTATAAACTCAACCTTCATATGTGGTCTTTTTTTGGCATTTCTAAATGCATCCTTATATTCTTGCTCTAGGATAGGCAAGTAAGGAATCATTGGATTTGCCTTGACCCACAGGCTAGGGTCGTCCCATTCTTCGTATTTGTCAATGACTGCAATAAAAGGGAATAGTTTGGATTCTAAGTCTTGTTCAAGTAGGCATTCCTTACCTTCTGTTACCAAGTCATCTAATACCCCACCTCTAACATATCCATTAGTAGTTATATATATAGTTAGTGGTTCAGGAACTTTACCCAGTGCAGATCTAAACACCTTGATGTTGTCATAGTCTTCATAAGCATGTATTTCATCAAATACCACTGCTCCAGGTCTAAGTCCGTCTTTAGTCTTGGCATTAGAGGTATAATATTTTACCTTTGAATTGGTCCTAACGAATTCAATTTCCACCAGGGTCCTTTTATATGCTCTTTGTAAATCTGTGTTATCCCCTATGGCATTATATACATCTGTAAATGATGTTTTAGCCTGGTCTTCTGACGTGGCAACTATATCAACATTGTAGCCTTTTATCCCATTTACATTGCTAGTTGCCCCTAAGATGTAATCACTTACATAGGCATTTTTACCAAATCCTCTACCACTTTCAATAAGGATTTCGTTCCATGCTTTTATGCCTGGTGCTAGGTAAGTGTAGGGAATGCAGTGTAAGAACTTCTGCACTGGTGCCAGCTTGTAGGGTCTATATTTTTCAATAGTTTTTATTAATTTATCGACCTTCTTGACATCAACATATATATGCTGCTTCTCTATTTTCTTGAGAATTAAGGCCCTTAAATGTAAATTCCATATGCTAGTCGGCTGTTTGTCACATAGTTCAAACCACTTATCAAAATACTTACATCCAGTGTTATATTTCACTAGATATCACCGCCAAGCTCATGCTTAACCGTTGAGGTAGACAGGCCTAGCTTTTCAAGGCATATTAACATCTGCTTATTAAGATTAGTTAACATAGCTACTGAATCATTTTTCTTTAGTCCTTTTTCTGTCATAATCTGAACTCCACGATCTCGAATATCTTCTTCAAGCATCATGGTAACTTCCCACATTGCCATATATCGTTCAGCAATATCAATGTATGGCTCTTTGTGAGTTCCATTTTCCTTCATTTGGTCAATTATTGCCTTATGAATTTTATTAGACTTGATTTTCTGACTCTTGTTTAGTTTGAAAACTTCTTCCATGCTATAACCCCCTTTCCTCGTGCGTGCGTGCATGATAAATTTTAGTAAGTATATTCTCCGAGCCCCACTCCGCGTTGCTACCCCTCTCCCAAAGAAATGAAATGATTCGACCCGGGGGACCCATCAAGCTTTAGCATTTGATTACCAACGTTCTTCTGTTGTAAAACTTTTCTTCTTGTTACCCTCAAACCTCTCATGTCTTTTATTGTGACAAGCCTGGCATAGGCAAGCCACATTGTTTAAACATAAGAACTTACTAGGGTCAGTCTTTAATTCTATCTCGTGATGTACTTCTTCTATCGGTGACAGTTTACCTATCTTAGCACAGTCTACACAGTATTTATCCCTTGCCTTTGCAGCTGCCCTTATACCATTAGCCCCTCGCCATTCCTTTAATTGATAGCATCTATAGTACTTGCCTTCTGCTATCCACTGTTCAATCTTACTTAGTAGGCTTGGTGTCATTAAGTTCATTGCTTGCGTCCTCGCTTATAATCATAAATGATTTATTCATAGCATGCACAAAGTCTATCAGGTCGAGACCCTTTAAGCTGAATATGTCTATGCCCATCTGTTCCTTCATGATTTTTATATTGTCCTTGCTTAGAAGCGTGTGGTACATTACAGCAAAGCATACCTCATGCACTTCTTTGGTTGTCAACTTTTGGTTGACTACCATGGCAATAACATCATCTGTCAGTTTATGTTTTGAACTTAATTCATTACGCACAATTAATCCCTCCTTTCACTTGATTAATCTAAAAACGATATGACAAAAAAGATAGCCTAGGTAGTTGGCTATCTTTCTTGGAATTATTAAAAATTTATATGTTAAAAGGAGGTATATGAAACTTCCATAAACTAATTGTGGGAAATAGATTGATTGAATATTGTGTAATGTGTTAGAGATTTTTATTAGCCTTTTCTATTTCCACACTAACATATTAACATATATCAATGGCTCATTGTGGCCCATCATTCATATATCGTTTAAATTCTTCTAAGGCCCACCCATGTTTACGCTTGATGTGACTGTAGCTATAATTCATTTCATTGGCTATCTGCATAAGTGAATACCCTTTGAAATATCTCAGCATTAATATCCTGACATAGTCCGGATTATTCATCTTATCTATCTTGGATATGGAATCTTGTTTTAAGTCAATTAATTCGTTTATCATATTAGCCATGTCCTTTTCAAAATCACATATCCTGGTAATTATATTGGCAAGACTATCACTGCATGGTGAAGTCTGAACTCTTTCTGACATTGCAGCCGTGCAGGACTGTGCTCTTGTTCGCTCCTCAATTATCTGATCTCGCTTTAAATCTATCTTTGCTTCCAGTACCTGAATTTGCTCTAAATACCTCTTAGGTGTCACAATGAATCCCCCTTTCACCCATTCAGTTTTTAATTAATTATTTGTCCTCAAATCACCCATTGAAATATGACATATCTATTATTCTGTAATATTCCATATGCTACACTTATAAGTGGGGAAATATATTGATATCATAGATGTTTGACATACATCATAAATGTTAAATTAATCATCAGATATTACACCCCCTCAATATGTAATAATTTAATCAAATTAAAAATAACTCATAGACTCATAAGCATCAGATATTGTATCTTGGTTAATCCCTATGTATCTAAGAGTAATTGATGGCTCACTATGATTAAATATATTCTGAAGCACTGCAATATTCTTTGTCTTGTTATAGTAATTGTAACCGAATGTTTTTCTAAGAGAATGTGTTCCAACATTTTCTATACCAAAGCCATTGCATGTATCTCTGATAATCTTATAAGCATGTTGTCTTGATATTGGATCAATCCCTGTCTTAGAGTTTGCAATTAAATATTCGTACTCTTCCTTACCATCAATATATATATCAAGCTCCTTTTTTAAGAATTTGTTAATCTTGATAACCTTACTTTTGTTGGTCTTCTTCTCCTTAATCCTTATACTATCTTTTTCTTTTACATGCTTTACTTGGAGTTTCAAGATATCAGATATTCTTAGTCCAGTATATAGGCCCAGACAAAATAGCATATAGTTTCTTTTGTTTGTTTTCTTCAGATACTTCAATATATCTTCTAGTTTATTATTATCTCTTATAGGCTCGACATAATTCACATATCATCCCCCCTTTTCTTATATTTTTTGACAACAAAAAAAGAAAGAGGGTATTTCCTCTCTCTTCTCTTGGTTTTATGATAATAATACAAATACTGACTCTTTTACTTAATTACATAATAACACAGATTTAGTGGCTTTTTGTTGCACATTTGTTGCAACCTTTTGTATTATTTCAGGTCATTTTTTGCACTATATTTTATGATTCTAGACACTTTATGCCATATATTACTACAGCTAATTTTCTCACTGCCGCCACTCTCTTTCTAAATATATTAGACCTCTCGTAATTGGTATATAAAGCTATTTTAGAATCTGGGATATTGTCAAAATACCTCATTTCAACAATCTCTTTCTCTTGATCAGTTAAGTTAGACATCCCCTTTTCAATAAGACTTATATATTTTTTTTCATCATCAATTTCCCTCTGTACTCTCTCCAACATTTCTGACACCTTGACTACCTGTTTGCCAATAGAATCCCCTGGGAATAAGGACACCCTTACTCCGTCTGTAGATATTGATTTAATCCCTCTTGATTTATACTCTTTTATTTCATTCATAGTATCTTCTAAAATCCCAATATGCCTGATTATACCCCTGTGATTTCTTAATATAACCTCGGTACTTTCAAAAAACTCCTTTTTGACTCTTACCTTTTTCATTAAATCACCTCCCCTTGCTCTTACATGCATGCTTCTGCACTCCTTTATTATTTAATTGTCCATGAACCATACCGCACCTTGGGCATACGTATAAAGTTCCTATGGGACTCTTGCTTTTTATTTTCTTACTCCCACAAAATTCACACTCGTTCGTAAATATCTTAACCCACATAATACCCCTCCTAGAATGGAACGTCACCATCATCTACTGCAGCAAACTCTGTCGGTGATTCTGGTGGCTCCTCGTTCATTTCTACACCTCTCTAATCAAATAAAACCGATAAGAATATTAACATCCAAGTTAATCCCCATCCTATATAAATATAACTATCATTTCTCATGCTATTCTCCTCATATCATAAATAACCCATATTGCCCCTATCTGTGATATCCTTTTGTGTTATATAAACATTTTTTCTAAAGCTGTTTTTTTGATGTTTTTCCAGGCACTTATCGTTTGTTTTTCTCTTTCTGCCCAGATATCTAATAAATTAAGCTTGTTTACTATCTCGTTTTGTTTGTTAACATCTGTGACAATATCAATTTGCATTTCTTTTAAATTTGAAATCGGAACATTGATATTTTGAATATACTTGCTTAGCCATTTTTCATGAACAGATAATATAGCATAATATAAATATTTACTGTTATATCTTCCATCAAATTCCACTGCAGCATATTTATCTTCAATTTCTCCATCTTCTTCTAAATAATGCACATCCCCACCTCTAGTTGCGCTCACTCCTATATATACAGTTCCAGACTTATATATTCGTCCTTTTTTTACTCTATCAACATTTGCTAAATTCTTTAACAATACTTTCAAGCATATTCACCTCCACTTTTTGAGAATCATTCAAAAACTCAACAGCCTTATTTAGCTCACGCTGCACTTCATCGCTATTACCGGTCAACTCTTTCATCATAGATATAAATTCTCCCTGAGTCTTAACTATATCTGTCTGTATTGCCAATAAATCAGCCATAGCAACATCCAAGGGTTCGCATTCTTCCTTTTCAGATGTATCTACGTATCTTGGAATATTTAGGTTAAAGTCATTTTTCTTAATCTCTTCATAACTTGCAATATGCGAATATTTTTCAACTTCAAATTTATTTTTGTAAACCGAATCAATTTTATCAATGTGTTTTTCTTCTAGCTTGTTAAATTTATTAATCTTAACAAATTCTCTACTTGCATCAATGAATAATACATTTTTGTCGTTGCGGTTTTTTCTAAAAATGACTAAGCAAACCGGTATTCCTGTATTTTGGAACATTGAATCAGGCAGCCCTATCACAGCTTCAATATATCCTTTTTCCAATAACCACTTCCTTATTTCGCCTTCTGCATTCCCTCTAAATAGAACCCCATGTGGTAGGACCATAACCATAACACCATCATCGCTAAGGTTTTCTAAGCCTCTAATTATAAATGCATAATCTGCCTTTGATTTTGGTGGTGCTTTTAATTCGTCTATTAGTGAAACTGGACTCCAATTTTGTGAATAAGGTGGGTTTGAAATAATAACATCACACTTATGTTCAATATTTGGTGGGGACCCCACTTCTAACACCTGAAAACATTCTCCTGTCAATACATCCATTTGC